AGAGGTAACTATGAAACTGATGGTTTCATTTATGTACGCCAAACTCAACCTTTACCTTTAACAATTTTATCGTTATACCCAGAATTGATTACAAATGACTAATAGATTAATTATAATTCCTTATACACAAAATCATGGTAAAATAATTATGCGATCACAAATGAACCACATGCTTACTCAACAAGATGCTGAGTATATTACTAAAGATAATAATATTGAATGTATGAGCTTAGAGCAAGAAGGTATGGCATTTACAGGATTAATTAATGATAAGATAGTTGCTGCAGCAGGTATGAAAAAGATATGGGGTAATGTAGCAGAAGGTTGGTTCATTGCTAAAAATGATGTTTGGAATTATCCAATTACTATTGCTAAAGCTGTTAAACAAAATTTAGATTACTTAGCTAAAACAAATAATATTAAAAGATTACAAACTGCAGTTCGTGCAGACTTTGGAATTGGAATTAGATTTGCTAAGTGGTTAGGATTTACTAATGAAGGATTAATGAAGCACTATGGTTTTGATGGTGCTGATCATTATAGATTTGCGAGGATTTATTAATGGCACAAGCAGTACCATATTTAATTGTTGGTGGTTTAGGTTATATGCAATACCAACAGCAAGGTGCTACTGGTAAATATAATCAATCAGTTCAAAATCGTAATTCTGAAATAGCAAAACAAGAAGCAGCTCAAATAGACAAACAATTAGAAAGTGATCTTGGAAGATTTGATAATCAAATTGTACAATTACAAGGTAAAACTCAAGTATCAATAGCCAAATCTGGAGTATCAGATGAGGGTACAGCAAGAAGAATTGCCAGAGCAAACGCAGAACAAGCTGAGCTTGATAAAGAAACAATGAAATATAATGCAGCTGTAAATAAAATTTCTAAATTAGAAACTGCAAACTATTATGAAATACAGGGACAAGTTGCTAGAAACACTTCACGAGCAGCTCAATTACAAACAATAACATCAACTGGAACAAGTTTACTTGGTATGTCTGGTTATGGAAAAATAGGATAATAACAATGCCAAGAGATTACAAAAGTGAATATAATAATTATCATTCTAGTTTAGAACAAAAAAAAGATAGAGCAGGAAGAAATGGTGCTAGAAGAATGTTAAAAAAGAAATATGGAAGTAGTTTACTTGGTAAAGATGTAGATCATAAAGATAGAAATCCAAGAAACAATAATATGAGTAATTTAAGATTACAATCTAAATCAGTAAATAGATCAAGGAATCAATAATGCCAAAAATTCCATCATACACAGCACAAGTTAGACCAACAACAGATATTAATATTCCAAAATCTGGTGTGCAAATGCCAATTACAGCTCCTTTTACTGGACTACAAAATACTATTGCTGATTATTATGTTAAAGAAAGAACAGCAGAAGCAAATACAAACGCATTAAAAACTATTAGTGATTTATACAATGACCAAGAAGATGGAACTGAAGGATTATTTACAATTAAAAGCAATTTATCTGCAAATCCAAACCCATCACAAGTTACAAATGAATATGATAATAAAGTAAATACTTTATGGAGTAGTGTTCAACAAAGTTCAAAATATTCTAACATGGATAATTTTACAAAGTCTGCTGTTAAAGAAAAGTTTTTTGCAACTGCTGGAATATTAAAAACAGATGTTCTTAAAGGATCAAGAGATTCTTTATTTAAAGAAGAAACAAAAGTTGCTGATGGTTATTATCAAAATGAAACAATCATGCTTAAACAACTTGGACCAAAATATTTACCAATTTACGAACAAAACATAACAAATACAATTAATAATTTAAACATTGATGCTGGTCAAAAGAAAGCACTAACAGATGAGAGATTAAATTTTGGAAGACTAGAAGTTGCTCAGTCAATGCTTAATAATAAAGATTCTGAAAATTTAACAGAGATGTTAAAGAATGGTACTATTAAACTAGATGCAAAAAGTTTTAATCAAGTGTTTGATCAAGCTCAAAAACAAACTACAACTAATATTTATTCTGAATTAACTTCAGGAATTTCTCAAACACCAGGTATTAATAATACTCAGCTTGGAACTGAATACAATAAAGTTTTAGGATTCTCAAAAGGTATATTTGAAACAGATAGACAAAAAGAACTTTATAATAAATTATCTCCTGCTGAAAAAGGAGATTTAATTAAAAATGCTAATGAAAAATATAACATGGTAACTACACAAATTAAAATTCAAAATGATAATATGGGTAGAGCTGTTGCAGATCAAGTACAAAAATCAACGAATGAAGTTATAAAATCATCAAAAATAAATGAATACAATCCAAATGTTATTAATAATTCTTTTGGATCAGATGAAAAAATTAAAAAAGATTTTTTTAAATTAAATGAAGTTATTAAAAATAATGAAGATGTTAAATCAACACCTTATCAATATAAGTTTGATATTCTAAAAAAAATAGCTAATGGAGATATTATAAATATAAACACTCCAATTAGAACTGGAATAGATGCACAAGGAACAACATTAATTGAAAAGGTTGTTAATAAACAAATTAGTAAAAAAGATTTAGAATTATTTAATTCTTTAATGCCAATAAATGGTGTTGATCAAAAAACAAAAGATAATATGAAGCAATTTTTTAATTTCATTCAAGCAAATGAAACTTTAATTGGTGGAGTATCTACATTTAGAAATTTTGATCCTACATACGATTCAAGAATGAATTCATTTTTAGATGATATGTATGCTCGTTATAATGATGGATTGAAAAAAGGATTACAACCTAAAGATTTATTATCAAGAACTAGCGATAACTTTATTGCAAAAGATGGTGCTAAATATACTTTAAATAGAGATGATGTTAATCTTCAAATTGAACAAAACATAAATACACAAACTAAAACTCAATACAAAGTTGGTGATGTTGTAACAAATTCAAAAGGAGAAAAAGCCACAGTATTAAGAATAGATCAGAATGGAAAAGTAATTGTTCAAAAACAATAATATTTAAATGGCTGAAATATCTTTAGATAATTTTTTAGGAACTACTGAAACTACTGCACAGCCAGAACAACAAAATAATGTTATTTCATTAAATGATTTTTTAAACGTAAAACCTCAGTATCCATCTTTATCAGAAACAAATAAAAAACAAGTACAAGATTATTGGAGTAGTCTTTCTTCTGATGGAATGGTTTCACCAGACGATACTACTTATGGTTTTAGTCAATACTCAGTACCTGAAGCTGCAAATAAATTTAAAAAATTTATGGTTGGAGAAAAATCTGATATTGCAAATCATATAGCAAAAGGATTTCAAGTATCTAATCCAGGGTTAATGTATAATTTTTTATATGGAACTCAAATGCCTGAAGCACTTAAAGGTGGAGAAACTGATACAGGTTGGCTTGAAGGTTTAGCACAAAACGCAGCTACTATGATTGGTGATGCACCTATCTACGCATTGGGAGCTTGGGGTGGTCAAACAGCAATTCCAATTCCTGGTATTGGAGGATTTTTTGGTGCAGGATTTTTAAATGGTGCTGTAAGAAAAACAATGATTGAAGCTATTAATAAAAAAGAAGTTGGTGAACCTGTTGAATTTTTAAAAATATTTATGGAAGAAGGATTAAAACAAGGTGTTAAAGAAGGATTTCAATTTGCAACTGCAATGAAAGCAAACAAACTTCTTGGAAAGTATGGTGAAAATTACATAGCTAAATCAATGTCAAGATGGTCTGCGTTTGAAGGTATTGGTGCTTTAATGCATGGCGAACTTCCATCAGCAAGAGATTTATCTTATTCAGGAATATTTTGGTTTTTAGGAACAGCAGCAGAAGGAAAAGCATCTGCCATAGATAAACAAAAAGTAAAACAAAAGATGGATCAAATATTTATTGATACAGGAATAAAACCATCTCAAGTAATTACTGATTCAACTAAAGACAGAATTATTGCAGATCAAGTAGCAAGTATTGATCGTAAAATACCAGCAGCTTATGAAACTAAAAAAAACATTCCAGAAAAATTAGATATGACTTTAGAAGAAAAAGTTATTGATTTAAGAGAACAATTAAAAATAGTACAAGAAAAAAAATTACCACAAAGAGTAGAAAAATATACTGATGCTGATGGTAATGATGTTACTAGAACAATTATTGATCAGAAATCAGCAGAAAAGAAAACAAAAGAAATAACAAAATTAGCTGATCAAATTAAATTTTATGAAAAACAATTAGAAACAACAGCTAAATCAAGTGATCCTGCTATGCAGCACATGTTTGATAAAATGTCTTTTGGAGAACCAGCACCAAGTTCTTTGTTTGTAAATGTTAAAGAAAAAATAAATACATTAACAAATAAATTTTTAGATAAAACAGTAGATTATCGTAATCCTATTTTAACTGATCTTGTTAGAGCTGGAGTTAAAGATTTAAATAAAGTTGATACACCTATAAACCTATATCAAGAAGCTATGTCTTTATCTAGAAACAAAGATAAAGGAGTTATTTTTTTAAAAAGAGGTGCTATTGATATTGAAAATAGAACTATTGGTAAATCATTAGAAGAAATATTAAGACCAATAAAAAATGATCCAGTATCTCATTATGAATTTGCTGGATATGCAACAGCTGTATTTAATAAAACATTAGCTAAGCGTGGAATTAAAACTCCTTTTGACACAAAATTCTCAGATCAAGTTGCTAATAATAAAACTTATAAAGCAAAATACGAAACAATGAGAAAAGAAATGGTAGATTTCCAAGATAAAGTTTTACAATATGTTAGAGATAAAGGTTATATTACTGAGAAACAATATAAAGCAATCAAAGAATTAAATGAAAATTATGTTCCTTATGCTAGAGAAATTTTAGACTATGAAAGTCAGTTAGTAAGAGGAAAATCATCACCATTAAAAAGAAGAAAAGGAGATGAAGAATTAAGAGTTCTTGATCCTGTTAAGATTATAGCTGAGAATACAATAAAACTTGTAGAACTTGCTGAAGTTAATGCTTATAGATTAAAGTATTTAGAATTCTTAAAAGAAAATCCAGAAGCATTTCCTGGTATAAAGAAACAATCTGTAGAAATAAAACCTATAAAAATTCAAAGAAAAGAATTAGAAAAATTTATACCAAAAGAAATCCTAGATGGATTATCAGATGCAGCAATTTCTGAGATGACTTTATTTAGACCAAGACCAAAAACAATTAATCCAGATTCAATGGTTGTTCGTACTAAAGAAGGTAAGATTGAAGTTTGGCAAGTTGGTGAAGAAAGAGTTATTGCTTCTAACGCAACTCTTTATAAAGAATTAGATTTCTTACAAAGATTCGCAAAACCATTTGTTGATATAACAAGAATTGGTGTTATTTTTGCTCCTATATTTATAGCAAGAAATATAATTAGAGATACACTTAACGCAACTATAGTTTCTAAAATTGGTTGGATTCCATTTGTTGATTCATTTGTTGGACTTGTAAGAATTATAAGAGGAGATATTTTAAAAGATACAAAGTTTGCAGATCAATATGCTGTCAAACTTATGGAAAGATATGAAAAGTCTGGTGGTAAACAAGCTAATATTTTAGAATTAGATAGATCTGTTAGAGATGCTGATATTCATAGTATTCTTTGGGAATCTCCTGTTAAAAATAAATTTAGATATATTGAAGACGTACTTAAAGCATCTGTTAGAATTTCTGAGGAAATGACAAGAGTTAGAATGTTTGAAAAAGTTGAAAGACTTGCAAGAGAGAAAAATTTATCACCTAAACAAGCAATGGAACGTGGTGGATTTGAAGCTGCTGATCTTTTGGATTACCAAAGAAAAGGTGCAAACTTATCTTACTTTAATTCTTTAATTCCTTTCTTTAATCCTACAGTTCAAGGTATGAGAAAATCTGTAGATGTATTTGTTAAGAATCCTAAGAAAGCTATGGCAGGAGTTTTTACTGCAGTTATATTACCAACTTTACTTGAACAAATTTTATATCGTGATGATCCTGATTATCAACAACAAGATAGACAAATAAAAAGAAATAACTGGTATATAAAAATAGATGGCATTGGTTATTGGATGCCAAAAGGTTATGACATTTCAATTATATTCTCTGAGTTTACTGTGTCTGCAATAGACATGATTGTTAATGATGATGGCAAACAATGGAATAACTTTGTTGCAGAATATTTAAAAGATTCAGCTTCAAGACTTATAACTTTTCCTCAATTTGCTAAACCTTTTGCAGAAATTATTTTAAACAAAAATTTATTTACAGGTAATGATATTATTAATCCTTATTTAGATAGAAATGTTTCTGACGCATATCAAGCTCAACCAAATACTTCTGAAACAATGAAATTCTTAGCAGAGAAAATGAATGGTTTAATTGATGCTGATTGGTTTAAAAAAATGAATAATCCAATTTATTTAGATCATGTATTTAAATCTTACACAGCTACTGTTGGTGGATATATTTTAGATATTAGTGATAAAGTATTAGCAGAAACTGGTGTTGTAGATAAAAAATTTGCACCAGATAAACAAGTTGGAGATCTTGCTATTGCTAAAGGAATTGTAGCAAGAGAAGTTCCTTGGTTTACTTCTTATGAAAAGACATTTAATGAAAAATTAGTAGAGTTTACTAAAGCTGAAGGAACAATAAAATTACTTCAAAAACAAGGAAGATTTGATGAAGCTAATAAACTTAAAGAAAAATATCCTTATGATTTAGCTGTATTAAAAAATATAGATACTGAAATAAAAAAATTAGATACAGCTATAGTAAGCATAACTAATGCAAAATTTGAACAATTACAAATAAACACAGAAGATTTTGGTAAACTAAGCAAAAGACAGCAAGAAGATGTATTACTAACTGTAAGACAGTCTAAGTATCAAGAAATAAGAAATCTTAGAAGAATGCAAATCTTACTGACAGCAGCAGGATTAAATGCTATAAATATTAAAGTTGCTATTCCAGAAATAAAATAATATAGGAACAATATATGACAATATCCTCAACTACAGTTAAAGTCAGTTATTCTGGTAATGGCTCAACTACTGTATTTGCTTATACATTCAAAATATTAGACGATGACGAAATTCAGGTTATTATAAGATCTTCTACTGGTACAGAAACAGTTAAAACAAAAACAACTCATTACACAGTATCTGGTGTTGGTTCATCAGGGGGTGGAAACATTACATTCC